GCGGAGGACGGGCGGCCTCGCTTGACAATCTCGCCTGAGTGCCCGAACACCCTGCGGGAGCTTGAGTCTTACTGCTGGAAGTTGGGTAGGGACGTGCCCGTGAAAAAGAACGACCACGCGCCCGATGCTCTGCGCTATCTGCTGCACAGCGCGAAGCGCGGGCAAGTCTACATAGGGGGGCTGGACTGATGGACCCTCTCCGTTCGATGGTGGCGCGGCTGCGGGGAAAGGGCCGCGAGCGCGGTAAGATGCCGGCCAAGTGGGAGGCCGATGCTGCAAGCGTGGTCAATGCCCTCGGTGGCAAGGATGGCTACGACAATCTGATGGACATGCTCAAGGGTGCGCTGTGGGATGATGCGGTCTGGACATCCTACAACGACGAGCAGAAAGAGCACATCTACCAGATATCCAGCGTGGTGTTCTCGTGCGTCTTCAAGATAGCGAGCACGATTCCGGAGGCGATGCCGGAAGTGGGCATGATGACCCCGGACGGGTTCGAGCCGATGGAATCGCACGAGGCTCTGGAACTCGTGGAGAATCCCAACCCGGACTACGACTACAACGAGTGCATGGCGCGCATCGTGGCTGCGCTGCTGCTGACCGGCACAAGCCCGACGTGGAAGTGGCGCACGAATGGGGGCGCAGTAGGTGAACTCTGGCCCATGCCTTCGCACCGGGTCAAGGCCGAAGTGGGGCAGACGATCACAGAGGGCAAGGTGATAAGCCGCCTCTACAAGGGATTCGTGGTCACCCAGGGCCAGGGGCAGGAAATCCCGGTGCCGCCGCAAGACATGATGTATGGCCGCATGTTCGACCCGAAGACTACGCACGATGGGGTAGGGCCACTTGAAGCCGCGCTGAAGGACTACCAGATTGACTCCGAGCGCGAAGACTACCTCATTGAGATGCTGACCAACATGAAGATCGCGGGCCTGAAGGTTCAGAGCGAGACGACGCTGACCAAGCCGCAGAAGGAAGACCTGCGCTCGTGGCTGCATGACAAGATCGGCAAGGGCAAGCGCGGCAACCCGCTGATATTGAGCGGGCAGAACATCTCGGCCGAAATCATGTCGCCGCTGAAAGACCTGGACTGGCCGAGCTTGAGTAGCCTTACAGAGACGCGCATCTGCGCCGCGTTCGGTGTGCCGCCTATCCTGGTGGGCTTGAGGGCAGGGCTGGAGCGCTCGACCTACAGCAACTACGAGGAGGCGCGCAGGAGCTTCTACCAGGAGACGATGGTGCCGTTCTGGCGTGCGCTGGGTGCGCTGTTCACCAAGAGCCTGCTACGCCAGGAGGGCGAGGAGCGTCTTGAATTCCGGTTCAACTGGCAGCAGATACCGGCGCTGCAAGAGGATGCGGGCAAGCGCGCGGAGCGGGCAACAGCGCTGCTCAGGTCCGGGGCAATCACGCGCAACGAGACGCGGGACATGGTGGGGCTGACCACGGTGCCGGACGGGAACGTATACCTTCTGCCGATGACTACGGTTGAAGTGCCAGCCCGCACGGAGCAGGAGATGAAGGAGCAGGCGGCGCTACCGCCGGCCACAGAACCCGAACCGGAACCGGTAGCCGAAGAAGACGGGGAGGCCGCGTGATACTGAGCGATGTCAACGGGAATCTGTCTGGCCTCGATACGACAGTTCTGAATGTACAAGAGGCCGGGGCCGCGATAGGGGGGCATGGCGCGGATGTGATCGTGGGCGAGCACCGCTTCATACCGGGCAGCGCGGTGATAATGCTTATCCCGGTGGGCGGCGATAGTAGCCGCTCAATAGCCCTGCTCAAAGACGGTTCGCGGCTGCTTGTGGAAGAGGATGTGCGGGCGTTCCTGGCGGATGAAGAAGAGCCAGAAGCCGAGCCGTGCTGTGCGTGCGGTGGGGCGTCGGATTTCGAGTGCGCGCACTGCGGCGTATTCTTCTGCGGGACATGCGCCGATAAGTTCATAGGCTGCCCTGAGTGTGGAGAGGACCGATGAGCGTAGCCTTGGGAAAACGCGAGCGCCTTGTAGCTCTACCGGCCTTGAGGCCGCGTATGGCCGACCTCTGGGTGCCGAAGTTCGCCGCCTCGGTGGGCGCGGAGCTTGATCGCGAGTTTGCGGAGGCCGCCGAGCAGGTAGCAGCCGGGGCGAGCATAGAGGCCGTAACCGCCCCGTGGGAAGGGCGCATGTATGGGGCGCAGCTTCCTATGTGCGTTGCTATGGCAATGGAAGGCTACAAGCTGGCTGAGGCGGAGTTCGGCAAGAGCGCGGGCCTTGAGGAGTTGGGTGGCAAGGCAGTGGACGTATTCACGCAGGCCGCCTCATTGGCGCTGGCCGAAGAGGGCGTGGAAAACCTCAAGCTGGGCTTTGCCGATGAGTTACTGGCTACCAAGGTGCAGCCGCCCGTTGAGGAGTGGCTGCGCACAGTGATCAAGAGCATAACGCACACGACGCTTGACCGTATGACGCGGCGCGTCGCCACGGGCATAGCGGAGGGGCTGACCGTGGACGAACTCAGCCGCAGCTTGCGCAAGATGGGCGTGACCACCAACAAGACGCGGGCAGACATGATAGCGCGCACTTCTACAATCTGGAGCTACAACGACGGGGCGCAGACGCTCTACCGCGAGAGTGGGGTGGCGGCCAAAGAGTGGATGGTGACCGAAGACGATGCGCTGTGCGAGTTCTGCGCTGCCCTGGACGGGATGCAAGTGCTGATAGGCGAGAGTTACGCGGCGGCTGGCAGCGAGCTAACCGGCACAGAGGGCGGCACGCTTGGGGTTGCCTACACAATGGAACACCCCCCCGCTCACCCCGCGTGCCGATGCGTTCTGTTACCCGTAATCTGATGCCGGACAAGAAGCCCAGCGAGTTCGAAGAGCAGGGCGATTGGATGAGCTACTGCATGGCCGATAGCTCTATGAACTCGGAGTTTTCAGACCAGGAGCAGCGCACGGCGGTCTGTCTCGATATGTGGCGCAAAGACAAGGAAGGGAAAGCAATGAGCACCGATACCGATACCAGCACAGTGGAGCGCGCCTTGCGCGGAGCGCGGCGCATACTGGTAAGCCCTGCGGCAGACCTCAAGGGCAAAGAGGACACGGACGGGCCGGGCGGCTTCTTCGGCTATATGGCCGTGTTCGGGAACGTGGACCACCAGTTTGAGGTGATCGAGCCGGGGGCGTTCGCCAAGAGCTTGGCGGAGCGCAGCGTGTTCCCCCTCATGGTGGACCATATCGCCTACGGGGGCGGTGTCTCTGGCGTGGTGGGCCACTGGACAGGCCGCGAAGATCAGGTTGGGCTCATGGCCGATGCGTCCTACCTCAAGAACGGGCAGGCACAGGATACGCGAGAGATGACCGACACGGGGGCCGTGCAGGGCCTTAGCGTGGGCTACCGCGAAGTCAACTACGAGGACATAGACGACGAGGCCGGGAACAAGATACGCCACCACAAGGAGATGGCCATTGTGGACGGCGTTGTGACCGTGCTACCGGCCAACGAGCTTGCAGGAATCACTGCCGCCAAGGCGCTGATAGATGCGCTGGCACCCGGCACGGAAGCGGGCCGCCAGCTATCGCCAGCCGAACGCGGGCAGATTGAAGGTGTCGCTGGGGAACTCAAGACCCTATGCGGCAAGATAGATGCGCTGCTTCACGCGCCGGACCCGGAGGCCGAGTATGCAGAGACGATACTCCGGCTCCAGTCGGCCATTGAAGCCAAGCGCAAGTGGCTGGAGATGCAGTGCCTTGCGCACGGAGCCAAGGCTATCCGGCCCTAACCGGAAATCAAGTGTGGGAGAACAATCAGATGAGTACCGAAGCCATAGACGCACTCGTGCAGGAAGGCGAGGCAATCCTGGCGGACCTGGAAACCTTGAAGGGCAAGGCCGCAGAGGCCGCGACCGACGAGGAAAAGAAGGGGACGCTGGAAGCCGTGAAGGTGAAGGAAACGGAGTGGGAAGCGCTCCAGGGCAAGATCGCGGAGGCCAAGGTGACGGCCAAGCGCGAGGAAGTGCTGGCCGAGGCGAAGCGGCTGCGCACCGTGCCTGTGCAGGGCAAGGTGGCCATCGAGGGCAAGGAGCGCCCGGTCGAGAACTTCGAGAACGAAGCCAAGGGCAAGGTGGACGGCTTCTGGAAGTATGTCCACGGCGACGCCCTGAGCGACCGCGAGCGCGACCTTTGCGCGCCGAAGAGCGACAGCTTCGAAGCGGGCAAGGACGCGATTCTCATGCCGCCCAGCATGGCGGCCGACATCATGGGCAAGCGCTTCGGCTTCGCGCAGCAGAGCGAAGCAGGAGCCCAGATGAAGGCGCTCTCGGAGGCCATTCAGGCCGAAGGCTTCAAGGACGGGGACGTGATCCCGGCCAAGCGGTTCAAGGAGATCGCCGGTAAGGTGATTATCTCCTCGAACGCGGCGGACGCATCGCTCATCCCCCAGGAGTATATCAAGCAGATACTCCAGTTGCCGGGCGAGCCGCACAACATCCTCAGCATGTGTACGGTCGTGCCTTCCGAGGCCGGCACGCTGACGATTCCGCGCCTGGTGCAGACGGCCGCCAACGAATACGGCGGCGTCGCGTTCCAGTGGACCACCGAGGGCGACAACAAGCCCGAAACCGAGCCCGTCTGGGAGCAGATCGAGATAGACTGCTTCGAACTCTCCGGGTACACGGAGATCACGAACACGATGCTCCGGCGCTCGGCGTTCGCCTTGCAGCCCTATCTGACCGCGCTCTACAAGGACGCCATGCAGCACCAGATAGGCGTGGCGATCCTGACCGGTTCAGGCGTGGCGCAGCCCTTGGGCCTCGTCAACGCCGCGGGTATCAACCTCGTGGCGCGGCAGGTGGCCAACCAGGTCAACTGGCAGGACTTGGTCAACCTGGAGCACGCCGTTCGCGCCTACCACAGGACGAACGCGCGCTTCGTGGTGGACGACACCGCGATGCAGAACATGAAGTTGCGGGTGGACACGGCCAACCGTCCGCTCTTCACCCCTGGGGTGGCCGGGAACATGTACGACCGGCTGCTTAACTACCCGTATCTTGACACGCACCGCACGCCCAACCTGGGCAACAGCGGCGACGTGATCTTTGGCAACTGGTCGTGGTATTGGGTGGCGATGGAAGCAGAGATCGCCGTCAAGATCACGAGCGAGGGCCGTAACCTCGTGCGCCAGAACAAGACGGGCATGGCGATTTACGTGGTGTTCGGCGGCCGTCCGGTCGAGCCTCGCGTGTTCTCCATCCTGTCGGGTGTCGGCTCGTAGGTAGCGGTGCCCCAATCGTAAGGGAGTAAGCACCTCCCTTCTAACAGAGAGCGGCACCCGTAAGGTGCGGGGTAGTGATGCGGCCTCCAGACTGCATCACACCCCGCGCCGGGTGCTTAGACCCTGGAGGCCGAACACGATATGAGTAGCTGGATGCGAGCCATCAAAGAGTTCAAGCACACCGACTCCAAGGGGCGCGAGCAGGTGATAAAGCCCGGCCAGCTTGTGGACGTAATCAATCGCCACGTATCGGACAAACTGCTGCGTGATGGTATCGTGGTGCCCAAGCATTACAGCCATTCGCAGGTTGCTATGGGCGAGCTTGCCCCGCCGCACATGAAGACCAAGCGCGTGGGCCTGTGGATTAACACCTCGCGCCACTACAGCGGGGGGCGGCTGCACATGTATCAGTATGCCCTCTGCCTCGCGCGCGCTGGCGCGGAGGTATTCCTTATCACGAACGGGCAGCCCCGGTGGGCAGACGACTACAAGAACCACGAGCGGCTGCACGTCGTCATACACGGGCAAGACCCCGTGCCCCCGGACCTGGATGTGGTATTCACCGATAGCAAGACAGAGTTCGGGCGCATGGCGCACAGGTGGGCGCAGGACCATCAGCACTGCCCGCTTGTGGCATTCAACTTCGAGACGCCTAATTGGGTAGCGGAGTTCTGCCCGGAATACGCGCGGCAGCTTGACGGGTGCGCCTTGAAGGAGGTCTTTCACCAAGCGCGCGTGGTAGGGGCCAATAGCCGCGAATCCTTGAAGTGGTGCATGGAGTGGCTGGGCGTCGAGAAGCCCACGTTCGTCTTGCCCCCGGCGGTCAACGAGGATGCGCTCAAGATTGCGGACGTGAACATTGACATGCCGCGCCGCCCCTTTGCCATGTGGGTAAGCCGCAGCCCGGTCTACAAAGGGGGCCACGTAGCGCAACAGGCCGTCTGGGCGTTGGGGCGGGAGTGCGACCTTGTGACTATGGGCCACCTGGGGGATACGCTGCCCGATACCGAGAAGCACAAGCTCTGGGTGATGAATGAACTCCCCGACGCCATCAAGTATACGCTGATGCGCCGCGCGGCCGTGGTGCTTGCGCCGAGTCTGTTCGAGGGCTTCGGCATGGTGCCCGCCGAGTCGCTGGCAAGCGGCACCCCGTGCATAGTCTACGAGCTACCCGTCTTGAGGCAAGAGTATGGGGACAGGCTCATATACGCCAAGTGGGGAGACAGGGATGATCTCAAGCAGAAACTCAGCAGCGTTATGTCCGGGGAAAAGCCCGATGGTGCTGATTCGCAAGCCTGGGCAACGCGGACGCTCGGCCTCGGGGCAATGCAGGAACGCATCGAGAAGATTCCCTACCATGCCTGTAAGCGCAAGGCCATCAGCGCGCACATGATCTGCTATGGCACGCAGACAGCGTGTGAGGCCTTGGAATCGGTCTACCCCCACGTCGAGGAAATAGTGATAGCCTACGGGCGCGTAGAGCAGGCCGGGGACTGGCCGGAGAATGGGATGCTTGAGAGGCTGCGCGCGTTCCCCGACCCGGAGGGGAAGATTCGCATCGAGGCCCGCAAGGTCTGGCAGGACAAGCGCATCATGCGCGAGTGGGCCGTGCGGCAATGCACGGGCAACTACCAGATGATGCTGGACGCTGACGAGATATGGGTGGGCCTTGACAAGTGGCTGGCAAGCGACGCGCCGCAGACAGACTGGGGCTGCCCTCGGTGGGTCAACCTCTGGCACGGCGGGGGACACTGGATACACGATCATAGCAAGAACCTGGGCCGCCGTTGGGGCTTCAAGCTGGACCCGCAAGGGAGCGTCTGCCCGCACTACCGGTATTCCTGGTGGCGCACGAGCTACTACTTCCTCAAGCACCCCTACCCGGTGGACATGAACGGCGTAGCCTTGTGCTCGATCGAGAGCAATCAGCAGGCGGCGGAAGCCGAGCCGGGGTGCATGGTCTACCACCTGGGGCACAGCCTGCCGCCTGGGGAGATGACGGCGAAGCACGCCTTCTATGAGCGGCGCGATGGTGCTGACCCTGGACGGGTGGCGCGGCGGCGCGCGTGGCATGATTGGGACGGCACGGCGGGGCTTACGGAGGATGGGATTATCTCCGAGGTGGATTGGGAGTTGCCGGACATTGTGAAGCGCGCTCTTGGGAGGCTTGGGCATGAGTGCTAAGGGGCTACTTCTGACCGAACCGCTGGACCGATACGAGCCGAACAGCGCGGCATGGTGTGAGATACGGGCCGCCATGTTCGCGGCGCGCGATGACTGGCGCGAGCGGGCAGAGGAGTTCGAGTTCGTGGCCGCGCAGTGCCGGGGCAGCGTGCTTGAGATTGGCTGCGCGTTCGGTAGTTTCGCGCGCTACTTGCCGCTGGGCCGCGATTACCTGGGCATTGACATCAGCGCCTTCTCGATAGAGACGGCGCGTAAGCGGCTGCCCGATAAGCTGTTTCTGTGCGCCGACATGGATGAGATGGGCGAGGCGTGGCGCAACGTGGCCGGCACAGTGGTAGCCCTGCAAGTCTTGGAGCACCGGCGTGACCCGGAAGCTACCTTGAGGCGGTTCAAGGAGCTGGGGCAGCACCGGGTGATAGTGAGCGTCCCCCGGGGCCAGAGCGAGAAGGCGCACATGGCCGCCTGCGGGCACTACGCGGCGTGGGCCGATGAGGAAGAGTTCGGGGCGGCATTCGAGCACCTGGGGCGCTGGGACTTTGTGGACATGGACGAAGAGCACATTGTGGGGGTCATGGTCTGGTAATGGAGCGCCGAGTAGCCATTCATATCCCATTCCACCGCTGGGAAGTTACGCGCGGCGGCACCTGGGCGGGCCTCATGCAGGATAGGGCCTGGTGGGAAGCGCGCGCGCCGATCTTCCTCGACTATACCTTGAAGAGCTTGCGGGCGCAGACCCGCGAGGACTTTGATGTGGTCTGCACGTTCCGCGTCTGTGACGTGGCCACCTGGGCGAACCCGTGCGTGCGGGTTGCGCGGGATTGGGGCTGCAAGCTCCTGGTCAAGGAATACATGGACTGGAAGTACCCCGTAGCGCCGAACCATCACGACTTCTTCTGCAAGGAATACCGGGATTATGACTGGCTGGTGCTGGCGCAGCTTGAAAGTGACGACTGCTACGCCTCGGACGTGGTGGAAATGCTCTATGAGATGCCCCTCTCGGATGGGCTGGTGTTCCACTTTGATGAAGGCTACGCCTACGATCCGGGGGACGGGCGGCTGTGCGAATACGGTATAGCCGACTGGCCGGAGGCATTCTTCGGCTACTGCTATAGCCGGGACGCCCGGCGCGGCCCGCGCATCATGGGCGAGTATCGCCAGCAGTGGGGCCATGACTTCTACCACTACGCAGCACCGAAAGCACCGAACAGCGTAGAGATGCCGAAGGGGCGCTTCATGCAACTGATGCACACGCACAACGCCTCAAGCGGCTGGAACTGTAAGCACACGACCAAGCGCATACAGAGGTGGATAGAGGATGACACAGAGCGCGCCAAAATCATGGCTCGCTTCGGAATCGGTTAAGGGTCTGCGGGTCTTGTTCGTAGCGCCCCATGCCGATGATGAGTTTCTGGCCGCAGGCGGCACGCTCTTGAAGCTGGCCGCGCTGGGCGCGGAGATTCTGCCGGTGCTCTGCGCGAATCACGGGGGGGACAGGTGGCTTGAGTTCCAGAAGACGGCGCACCAGTACACCAAGCAGGTGCCCCGGATGCTGCTGGGTAGCCATTGCGTGGATGGGCACATGGACATAATCAGCCGCATGGAGATCGTGACGGCCCTTGACCGCGTGCTGGCCGACTGGCAGCCGCAGGTGCTCTTTGCGCCCGCCGAGACGGCGCACCAGGACCACGAGGCGATAGGGAGGGCCTGTAAGGCCGCGTGCCGCGATTGTAGCCCCTTCAAGGTGCCAATACGGCTTGACTACGCCTATCCTGCTCTGGTGGGCGATGGGGCGCTCTACGTGGACATCACTGGACAGTGCGAGCAGAAGTTGCGGCTATGGCGCGAAATCTACGCCTCGCAGTGCGAGCGCGGGGGTCTGTACTCCGATATGGCCATAGCGGCAGAGCACCGGTGCAACGGATTCCGGGCGGGCTGCGAGTTCGCTGAGATATTCACGTTTGCCGGGGGGGTCTGGTGAGAATGGGCGAACAGCTAACAGGTCTGGCCGGGAGGTCTTGGATGAATGCACGCGAGCGTGCCGTGCTGGCGGGCTACATAAGCCGTGGCGACAGGGTGCTTGAAGTGGGCACGGCGGACGGTGTGACGTGCGCGTGGCTGGCGGATAAGTGCCCCAAGGCCGACTTCCTGAGCGTGGATACGTTCCCCGGCAAGGCCGATGGTGTGACAGGTGCCCTTGGGGACAAAGAGCGGTGGGCCAAGAACAAGCGCCAGAACATGGAGCTATATGTTGGGACGGTGGCGCAGTGCATCAAGGACCACCCCAAGGTGCGGTGCGAAGTGGCGATAGTGGACGGGGAGCATACCTACAAAGCGTGCGCGGCTGACATAGCGGCTGTGCTGCGGGTGCTTACTGCCGCCGGCGTGCTGGCCTGCCACGATTACGCGCACCGTAAGAACGGGGTCAAGCAGGCGGTAGATGAGGCCGTGGCCGCAGGGAAGCTCAAGCTGTTGGAAGTGGCGGGCTCGATGGCCTTCTTGGAGGCGGTAGTGTGAAAGCGGGAAGCGCACTCAAGCACACCAGCAGGGTCACGTTCGAGCTATCGAATCGCTGCAACTACGCCTACATGCACAAGGCCTGCCCGGCGCATGGGGTAGTTGACCCGGTGATTCTGCCTGAAGCGATCGTGCGGCGCGTGCTTGCCTACCTGGGCGCGGAAGGCTACCGGCGCGGGCTTGCGTGGCATAACTACTCGGAGCCCCTGATAGATGCGCGGCTCTTCATGTTCCTGGACGTAGCGCGTGAGCTTATGCCGGGCGTAGAGCAGTATATCCTGAGCAACGGCTTCATGCTGGGGCAGGGCTTGCTGGACGAACTGGGCGCGCATGGGGTGACGCATGTTCGGGTGACTACCTACAGTGAGGCGGAGCATGAGCGGTGCCACGCCCTTATCGCGC